ATCATCTCGTCTTGAGTAACTCCTTCAGGTACTTCATTAATTGGTGGAACACAAGTATATGACCTATCATTAAATGATAATTCTTCAACAGATATATCATTTCTACCCATCATATTTGAGATTTTACTTAAAAAAGTATCTTCAAACCATTCTTCAATTATATAATAAAGATAATTTCTTCTAACAGGAAAAGCTCCTAATAGTCCACCAACAAAATCTTCTTGCACTGATAATGTTGAAGAGTCAAATTTCCTTTCAGACGTTGGGGTGTTATCGTCAGTTTCTTCAAAGAACAATGCAAGATTCATTATTTGTTTCCCATTTTTACAAAACTCAAAATCGTGTCTTGTTTTATAACTTTCAACGTGGTATATTTCAGCACCTGAAGCCATACTATTCAATCTATCCAAAATAAATTTTTCGGATTTTTCACTTGGTTTCAAATACTTTTTGTTAACCTCTTCTCTTAATACTTTTTTTATGTGTTCGTGTAAGTTCATAATATATAATTAGTCGTCATATAAATAAATATAAAATTTGAATGGGAAAAACCTTGTAATGATTGAACCAATTTCTTTAATAAAGTTTTGTTTTACTTGATTGAAATTTTTTGGATTATCTATCGCATATTGTCTATCATAAAATACATTAACAATAAACCCTTCAATCCTTTCGTCATAATCAAACTCAACACGTTTAACAGCCTTAAATTTTAGTTTGCTGAATAATGTATTAGCAGTTTTCATAAAATGTTCTATCTTATCAAACTTTTCAGTTTCCTCTTTTAATACTCTTCTTATGTGTTCTTGTAAGTTCATATAATTAATATTCAATCACTTGTCATCTTCATGTAATTTTCTATAGTTGATGTTGAAATACTAATACCATAAAGAAAATGTTCTTTGAAGAACGATTTAATTAAATTTTTAGCATCTCTACTAACATCAAACAACATTTCAGATTCTTCTTCACTATAAGGCCTTTTCATCAATAAAGTTATCATACAACCATCTCCGTATTTTGTTCCGTAGACATCAACAACAACACTATGGAAGTTTTCAGGTAATTCTTTTCCATCTAATGACCTGTTGATAACATTAGTGATAACCTTTTCAAGTTTGGTTCTTTCACCCGTCTCCTCTTTTAATACTTTTTTTATGTGTTCTTGTAGGTTCATATAATTAATATTTGACTATCTCTTCCCCATCAGGATTTAACACTTTAATAAAAACTTGTTCAATAAGTGCCGTGTTTAAATTAATATTTAAAAAGTTAAGAAGGTATTTCAGATGATAATCATAAAGATAATGTGGGTCAAATCCTTTTTCATAAATGTTATATTCATTAATCGTTGGGTCATTTAACTTAACAGTAACATGAAGTTTATAAAAAGGAAAAGCATCATCACCATCCCAATCAACATTAACATCAATATTATCAATCATCGGATATATATTTTTAATATATTCCGAATTGAAAAGTTTATTTAATACTTTATCAGTTAAAATCATATTCAAATTTATAGAATTTGTCCTTCAAATTCATTATAATATAAATACTTTTATTTTATATATTTATGTTATATATTTAATCACATGGATAACTCATTTTTAGAATCATTAAGTCAAAAGTTATTATATACAATTCTGTATATGGCGAAAAAATCATTTGATGGTGAAAAAGTTGTATTAAACGATATAGAACATTCATATGTTGTGGAAAATTTTGAATCAGCAATTAATTCTGTAATTGGAACAGGAAGAAAAAATTTAGATTATATTGATATAGATTTCATTTTTAATCTTTATGTATTAAATGTTGATAAAATCACCACAAATAAAGCTTTTGCTGATTTAACAATACCTGAACCTAAAGAATATACTTATGATGTTTCTGAAAATCGTGTTCAATATGTTGAAACGGTATATAGAAATACGATAACCAGTTATTCAAAACATTCTGTGACACCAATTATAGAACTTTCACAAAATGATGGTAATTTTGATTATTACTATGGAAAAGAAGTTAGTGATATTATTACCGATTCTGAAATTCAAGAAGTTAATGTACTTTGGGGAACTATAAAAGAATTTTCACCAAATAAGAGAAAATAATTTGTCAGTATAAGTTTTTATCATTACATTTGTAGTAATGAAAAAGAGCGACAAAATAGAATCCGTAATCTTTACACTTGTTGCCTTGGTTGCAGTTGTATCAATGATTTTTATAGGATGTTAATAAAAGAACAAATAAAGAAATTTATTGAAGTCCAAAATGTTGAAATATTAAATGATGGTAGTTACCATTTTTTAAAAGTTCCATCTTTGGAATTACCTATTTGTGTAGTAAACTCAACTAAATACGCTTACGGTAATAAAGAATTCATTAAAACAATTTCAACCTTACACTCTGTCCCAAAAGCATTGGTAATTGAAGTGTTTAATGAATGGGTACAATCACAATTTAATAACGAATTGAAGGGTGTTATATTTTTAGGTTCACCAATTTATAAGTTCATCGCCAATTTAGAAATACCATTCCCCAATTGATTATATCAATTTTTACTACTAAACTTATACAAACAAATAAAAAATAAAACAAAATGGCAAAAGGTTCATCAAAAGGTATCTACACCTCTAAAGTAGGTTTCTATGACATTTACAAAACTTTACCAAGTCCAAAAGGTGGTTCAGTAGAATTCGTTATTTACCATTCAAAGAAATTGGTGGCTAAAGGTTTAAAACAGAAAGAAGAAGCAGTTGAAAAATGTTTGTCGTTACTTGGGACAAAATACAAATCAGTCTACGGTCTATAAAAACGTATTCGTCCTGAAACGATAACAATAAATAAAAAACCCCTTGAATTAGGGGTTTTTTAATGTTTATTTTCTTTTCTTCTTAGCTCTTCCATCACAATGGGCTCTCTGACTGAATCCTCTTGGAGCGTTACAGTTAATACTTCTCTTGTATTCATCTGTCCACTTCTCCATGATTTGTTCCAACTCATCAATATAGTCAAACTTCTGTTTGAAGGATGGGTGGTCTTTCATATCATCCCCATGAACATCGTCGTTGTAATCAGTATCAGCCTTCTCATCGTAAGGTTCTGACACATCTTTAGACTCTCTGATAACTCCCATCATCTGTCTAATTTTTCCAAGTTGTTCTGTTAGTTTTGTCATACCAATAAATATTTGGATGAACCTAAATTGTGATAAATCTATTATACAATATCTTTTGTTTCAATTAATGTGTATGTAAAACGATTTCCGTGAATGTCTTTTGACTTACGACAAATCTTCATAAACTCTTCAAAGTCAGCCGACATCTTGAATACTTGACATCCTTCAGACCAATTCTCAACATATGTTGAATTAGCACCTGCTTTGTGAATGTTAATACCATAAACACCTTCAGTGATTTTGTTCTCATCATAAGTCATATCTTTATTGGCATCACGATAAACTTTAACCGCTCTATCTTGTCCTAACGCTTCATACTTACCCTGATGTAATCTGATGATATGTGAACCACGATACTGTCCCTCAACCAAACGAGCAACACCATCTTTGTTGTGGTATTCCATTACACCTTTCTTACCTGGGTCAGTTGTTGCCGGCCAAACGTGACACTTCCATTGTCCATTCTCTTTGTAAGAAATAGTTAAATAATCATCAAAAGCATTTGTAACCTTTTGTCCAGTTGCAGTGTTTCTGATTCCAACGATGTTAACATCGTAACCTTTATTAGCAGTATCTTCAAACCATACATAACCTTTTGATTTTACCGCAGTTTCAATTTGTTCTTTCGTGTAACTCATAGTATATTTGTTTTACTATAAGTATTTATATAATTAGAAATGACATACGGAGAACACTTAAAAAATCATATTGAAAGGATATTACCTAAAGCCCTATCAAAGTTTGAACAGGATAAAGGTTTTAATCTACCTAATATTAGGATTAATCGTATTGAGGCTTATCCGTCTAAACAGGAATGGATGAGAGGTAATATTGTTTTTGGAAGTGTCTTTGCCGATATAAGTGTTGATATTAAAGATGGTAGAATGGGTAAACTTAAATCTTTTTTGACCAATCTTATTTCCAACGCAATGGACTCACTTAATTACAAATACGACACTATATATCTTAATATAGAACAATCAGACGATTTGATAGAAGAGTCAATCAAAAGGGAACTCAGAAAATTGAGATAAGAATAACGTAGATTACCAAAGCGAAAAGGTAATGAAAAACAAAATCACCCAACTCTTCCTTGAATGTTGGTTTTTCTTTGGTTGTTAATAACCTAACAAACCTTGCTATTACTACCCAAAATAATACTAAAATCATGTGTTTTGTTTACAAACAAATATAAGATAATATTTATTATAAAAACAATACGATGAGTAAAAGATTTATTATTTCAGAACAAGAAAAAAATGACATCAGAAAATTATATAATTTAAATGAAGGTTTTTTAGACGACGCAGTTGATTATTTAAAACAAACTGAGATTGGTCAAGCAGTTAAAAAGTTCGCGGAAGACACTTTCGGTACAACAGATGTAAGTAAAATTATTGATAACATCACAAATAATAAAGAAGATTTAACAGGTGAGGAAGAAAAATATCTTAAAGATAAACTTCAAGATGCCAAACTTGAAGATTTAACATACGGAAATGAAGATAATTTTTCAGGTAAATTAATTCACAAATTTTCAGGAAAAAAAGCAAGAAACATTGATTTATTGGTTGACGCCATGAATGATTTTGGTATTACAGACCCAATGGCTCAAATTGGTATATTATCCGTAATTGGTAAAGAAAGTAATTACATACCAAAATCAGAAACATCTTATTCTAATACAGGTGTTGGTAGAATAAGAAGTCTTTTTGGGAAAAGAGTTTCTCATCTTTCAGATTCTGAAATAAATCAACTTAAACAAGATGATAAAAAGTTTTATAATTTAATATACGCCAATACTGTTGGTAATGGTAAGAATGGAACTGCCGACGATGATGGATACAAATATAGAGGTAGAGGATTTAATCAGTTAACAGGTATGGGGAACTATAGAAAATATGGTGGTCTAATCGGTAAAGATTTAGTTGGTAATCCTGAAGAAGTTAATAACCCATTTACCGCAGCTCAAGTGGCTATTATGTTCTTCACAAAAGGTAAAAAGTCAGGATTTCCAAAATTTGAAACAAAGAAACAAGCCGCTGAATATTTTGCAGATATCAACGCTGGTGGTGGAGTATCAAGTCATAGAGACAATGCAGTGAAATATTCAAGAAAGTTTGACATTGCTTAAATTATAAATTAAACCTTTATCATTTATCTCTAAACCCATCTTTTTAGCTGAACTATAAACCGTTTTGTTCTGTTTATTTTTATCTATCTTTTCAACAAATAGATAATCTAAATTGTAACTTTTACTACCTGTTGTTGTTTCGTAACAATATTTAACATCACTAAACCTTAAATTAATATCATAATCTTTACAATCATCACATGGTTTAGATGTTATTGTCCAACCTTGTTTAACAATTTCCTCATCATGTAAATCCAAAAAATCGTCTATTTTAGACTTTAAACCATAGTAATCATACTTCATGTCAAACAAAATTTAATAAGTTTTTATTTTGTGGTCTATAGTCAACATAAACCCTTAAATGATGAATCTGTCTTTCAGGATTGATTATCTTTAAAAAGGTTTTCAAATCATTTTCAACCTCTTCTAAAACTTCATATCTATGAAAATAAACTTCAAACGGTATCTTCTTCATAATGAAATGAATCTTGAAATAAATCTCATCCATGTATTCAATAGATAAACATTCAAATGGAAGATTGTATTTAGTAAGAATATTTTCTTTAACTTGTTTGAGAAAGAATAAATCATTCTTCTTCAACAAATCAATCATTGTTATGTTTTTCGTCTAAAGAAAGTAATCCCTTACCAAATTTTTCGTATCTTTCGTAGTATCTGTCCTTAACATATTGATGAATAGGGATTGCTTTACCATCACCATCTATCCTTACAAATGTTATATATGTTTGTGTAACCGCTTCTTGTTTACCAGTGTGGACGTTATGTTTTCTTACCTCAATATATAATTTGATTGATGTTGTTCCGAACTTTTCTACCTTACCATAAATTTTTAGTAAACTTCCAACCTTAACAGGACTTTTAAATAATAACTCATCAATCTTAATTGTAACTATTCTTGAAGTGTCACATATCTGAGCAGCGTAAGATGCTGCTGAGTCGTCAATTAGAGACATCAAAGTTCCTCCGAAAATGTTCCCGTGAACACCCTCATCAGATTTTTTCATTATTGTTGTTGTAATCAGTTCCATTTTTTTTTCTTTTTTTATCTAACCATTCTTTTTTCTTTATATCGGCAACTTCTTTACCATATTTTTCAACCCATACATCATAAAAACTTTTACCGTACATTGGGTTTTTTTCACCTGAAATCATATGTCCCTTACCGTAGAATGGATTTTTTTCACCATTATAATCTCTTCCCTTAAATGATTCTTTTAAATTTTCTAAATGTTCTTTAGTAAATTCTTTACCTTTATTAGACTCACTTATTTTTCTTTTAGTTTCATCATCTCTTTTTTTACCTTGTAATGGGGCAACACCACCATTATCATAATATTTTCTCAATGACTCACTTATACCTTTTTTATTTTGTTCAGTTAATGGTTTTCCTTTAGTTTTACCCTTTTTACCATTACTAATATTTTGTTTCCATTCAATAATTTTAGATTCATCCATATATTGTGTAATGTCACCACCAATACCACCGATATGAACATTATAAAATTCTTTAGATTCAACAGCTTTAAAGTTTTCTATCCATTTTTTTTCACATAATAATAACTCTTGTCTATTATCACAAACCTCTAAAATTTCTTTTATGAAATTTTCTTTACCATATTTTTTTATTGCACGTTTAATATGAACACCTGACCCTAAATAATTCTTATCATTATTCATATCAAGTCCAACATATTTTTTACCGTTAATTAAATTAGTTGTTAAATAAATTATCATAGTGTTTATTTAATAAATATACCACCAAACAAAATATAGTAAATTAAATAGTATTGAAGGATAAGTTGGCTTCCGCCTGATTTACTGACTCAGATATTACTTTCATAATTCTATATGGGTCACCATTAGATGCTGGTCGTCTATCTTCAACATATCCTTTCCATCCGTTATTAACTGTTACTTGCGGTATTCTTATTGATGAACCTCTATCTGACACACCATAACTAAACTTATCAATAGATTGTGTTTCATGTTTACCAGTTAATCTGTATTCATTGTCTGAACCGTAATTTTCAATATGTTTAGAATGATTTAATTCAAACACATTGAGGATTGAATCAAAGTATTCTTTACCTCCAACTTCTCTCATCTTTTTGTTTGAAAAGTTCGTGTGTAATCCTGAACCATTCCAATCACCCTGTAAAGGTTTTGGGTGGTATTCAATTTTAACATTATAAGTTTCAGCAACTCTTTGTAATAGATAACGACACAGAATCAATTGGTCACAAGAATCTAATGTCCCTTTTCCCATCACTTGGAACTCCCATTGTCCAAGAGCCACTTCAGCGTTAATACCTGTAAGATTAAGTCCTGCAGATAGACAAACATCTAAATGGTGTTCAACGATATTACGTCCTGATACATTATCAGTTCCAATACCACAGTAATACTCACCTTGTGGTTTCATGTTACCTTTGGTGTGCCCCAATGGTAGTTCACCATCATATATGAAATACTCTTGTTCAAAACCAACCCACATATTCATATTGTCTTTAATTTGTGAGCGAGTATTAGAACTATGCGGTGTCATGTCAGGGTTAAGAACCTCACACAATACCAAATAACCATTCTTTCTCTGTGGGTCTCGAATCATCTTAACAGGTTTTAATAAACAATCTGAAAAATTACCTTCAGCTTGTTGTGTTGATGAGCCATCAAAATTCCAAATCGGAATTGATTCTAATAATGGTTCATTTTCCAATGTTAAAACTTTTGTTTTACTTCTTAATTTTGGTTCAGGGGTATATCCGTCTAACCAAATGTATTCTAACTTATATATCATATTTTATCAATTTCAGGTATTCCGAGTTCATAATACGCTTTTTCAAAAGAATCGTAAAATGGTATTCCATCACTATTTCTATACTTTTTTGCAAGTTCAAATAACTCCTTGTACATATCTTTAGAATATGCTTCATGTATTATTTCTTCAATAAAATCAGAACTGTTTAAACTCATAGTTAAAATATAAAATAAAGTATTATTTTTGTCAAAGGTTAATGTTAAATTCTATCAATTAAACCTTTAAGATATTTTCCGTAATTGTTCTTGTGGTATTTTTCAGCAAAATAAATAAGTTCACCTTTATTAATCCACTTGTTTAGATAAGCAATCTCTTCAATACATCCAATCTTTAACCCTTGTCTCTCCTCAATACTCTGAACATAGTTTGACGCTTGCATAAGTGATTCAAATGTCCCTGTATCCAACCATGCAGTTCCTCTTTCAAGGATATGAACCTTTAACATATTTCTATCAAGATAATCTCGGTTCACATCAGTAATCTCAAGTTCACCTCTCCAAGATGGTTTAATCTTCTTGGCAATCTGTATCACATTATTGTCGTAGAAGTATAAGCCTGGTACCGCATAATTTGATTTTGGAAGTGTTGGTTTCTCATCCAAACTTACTACATTACATTCCTCATCAAACTCAACTACGCCATATCTTTCAGGGTCATGAACATGATATGCAAATATCATTGAACCATAGATGTTCTTAATTGATTTCTTTATCTTCTTAATATCTAATCCTGAGAATATATTATCACCAAGAACCAACGCAACACTATCATCACCGATGAAGTCTTCACCTATAATAAACGCTTGTGCTAGTCCATCAGGTGATGGTTGTATTCTATATGTTAAGTTAATACCAAACTGAATGCCGTCACCTAATAGTTGTTCAAATAGATGTTTATCATTTGGTGTACAGATGATTAATATATCTTTAATACCCAAAGACATCAGGGTTGATAAGGGATAGTATATCATCGGCTTATCGTAAATTGGTAACAATTGTTTTGTTACTGAAATAGTTAAAGGGTGTAGTCTTGTTCCTGAACCACCCGCTAAAATAATTCCTTTCATCTAATCTTTTTTAATCCATTTATTTTCTGAGTCCAACTCAAACTCACCAACATATTCTTGTTTCCATTCTGTTGGTTTAATAATTGATAAGAATAATTCACCATCTTGTCTACGATATAGGTAATATGTTTCACCAATTATTGGTTGAAAGTTATAATGTGAACCATAGACAACACTATTCCATTCAAACTCTTTGAGTAATTCGTCGTATTGTTCTTTGATTTCTTGATATTTCTTTTGGAAGTAATGGTTTGTCTTTAATATCTTTTCGTTCTTCCATGTTGATACATTATCAGGTATGATGACAGGTGCTCCGACATTTGTTGCGTATGGTAACAGGTGAGCGTAGTATCCACGTTCTTCACTCCATACAACATTATCGGGGTATTTCTTTTCTTTTGGCATATCGTAAGACATTACGCTTGGTAAATCAGAGTACTGACACCATAAATCATCAGTGTGTTCCATTTGTTAATGACATTCCGTGTCTTATTCCTGTAATAAAATCTTGTAATTCACTTTCAGTTGTGATAACATCACCCAACACAATACCAATCTCATTTCCGATATCAGACATATCTCCGTTATCGTAATTAACTTCATCCAATTGGGTTTTAATACGATTTAATATATGTGTGAAATTGTCCATATTATTCTGTGATTACAATCTTTAAACAATTATTTTTAATATACTCCTCGTCAAAGGTCTCTACACCTTGTGGATAAACACATAGATGTTTCATTTTTGTATCATATAAAACATCTGATGTGTTAATATGAGTTACAGGTTCTAACGTTGCGGTCATAGGTTAATCTTAATCTTTATATTTGTAATTGTCAAACCCATCTCCAATTTGGGAAGTTTTTATTTCTAATTCTGTCTCTAACAGTACTATCTGGGATATTAAAGTGTTTCGCAGCTTCAACCGCTGAGTCAAAAGTCAAATCATCAACGACACACTTTTTTGAATTTGGTTTTGGGGGTTCAATAATTGAGTATTTTTCTTTTCTTTTTTCATTCGCCAATCTTGATAGTTCTTTACCACCAATTCTACCTTTTTTCCACCCTTCATTAATTATTCTTGGGTCATCAGGGAATGTTCGTAAATGTTTTCCATTGTCATTAAAATACCATAATTTATGTTTATGTGAGATTGACATTTTTTCTTTAGCTTCTTCGGTATGTTTTTTTTCTGAACTTTTTTTTCTTAATATTTCTTTAGTTCTTTCACTATGTTTTTTACCGTAAAATGAATTTTTTTCACCTCCATATTTACCAATCCTTGACAAACTGATTTGATTTTTTTGTTCATCTGTTAATTTTTTACCAAATCTAGGATTGTTAACACCTGAAACATTTATTGAATACTCTTTCCTAATTAAATCATATAATCTTGAGTTAACTTTAAATCTATTTTGATAGTTTCTTTTAACATTACACATATTCCATAATGCGAATCTTAATTTCATATTTTCGGGGTAAATTTCACATAATAATAAGTGACATATAAAATGTTCTCTCGCCGTTAGTTTAACTAAATTCCATTTATCGTTAGTCCCACCGACACATTTAGGAATAATATGATGAGTTTCAGTGTAACCTGTTAGTTTTCTGTTTTTTCCTTTCTCAACTAAACTATTGTAAATTTTTAAATAATCCATAGGTTTCCGTATATTATATAAATATATGGAAACCAACGGAAATCTTAAATTGCTAACTCTAATTTTGAATTTATTTTGGTAATACCTTCAATTCCAACAATTTCAAAATCATCAATTGTATAATCATAAAAGTTTTTGTTTTCTTTCAAAATTATTTTTGGTTGGATGTCTAACGGCTCCTTGTTTAATAATTCGGCAACCGCATCAAAATGTCTATCATATATGTGTAGGTTCTGAACTAAATGACAAAACTTACCAACTTTATAGTTACAATGACCTGCAACCATCATTAAAAGTGCGGTGTATTGTATTTTGTTAATATAACCAGCGGTAATAAAATCATTACTTCTCTGAATCAATGTCATATCAAGTATCAATCCATCGTCACCTTTTCTAACTGACCACAATGTTTCATAAGCACAAGGGTATAATCCATTTGTTTCAAACAAATCGTGATATTGGAACATATTGATTATATGTCTTCTTCCAAATGGGTCGTCAATCAAACCCTTTAATAATCTATCAATTAAATTATATCTACCAATAGTTGCTCCATATCTCTGACCAATAGTATCATCACCTACGTTCCAATCTTCCCACCAATTAATTCCCATTTCACGAGCAACTCGTAATGATGAAGTTTGTTTTTGATAAATCCATAATATTTCTTTAATACCTGTTTTTATTGCAGTATTTCTTAATGTTGGTATTGGGAACTCTCCTTTTGAGATATCATACTCTTCAAAAACTCCTGTGATGAATTTTGAATGAGCCGTCACTCCATCATAATATTTTGGTCTAGGATTTTCATCCCAAGAACCTTCTGACATAATTTTTTGAATGTTCTGTAAATAGTATTTATCTGACAGATTCATATTGTTCTATTGTTTGTTCTAATTGATGAAACATTTGTTTGATGTGCTCACCTATAAGTTGAGGTTCAGCATCTTTAATAAACTCTAATGTGAGAGTAGTGTTGGACTTAAACCATTGTGGTTTCTTTGATTGGTTTTCTTGACCCCACATTCCCTTATACTTTTTAAACGCAGCATCATGCATTGTTACCATACAATCAAATCGTATTTCACAAAGTCGTCTTGTGTCAGCTTCCATTTCGGATACTGGTTTTATTTCAATTTCGTTATTCATAATTTTTAATAATTAAATCCGTTTTTGAATGATTCATTATAGTCATCCCATCTTTTTCCCAACCAATTAAAAATTGATGTTAAAATCTTTCTTTTAATATTCATAGTTATTTAGTTTTTAATAAAGTTAAACTTCTCTCCATTAATGAACCCAAGATATAACCCACTTGGTAAATCACTAACATCAATTACCTTCTTATTTTTAATAGTCTTAATCAACCGTCCATTAGATGAATATATTAACACATCACCTATCTTACTTAAAGTTATTTGACTATTTGCTGGATTTGGATAAACTGTTAAAGCATCACTAGTTAATTCATCCACACCTAAAACAATTGTACCATAATCAGTGCAATCATTTCCATCAATGAAAATTATTCTAGTATAATGGCTATTTAACAATGCGAATAACACAGTATCGGTGATTGTAAAATCATAGACACATCCACAAGTGGTTTCAATGTGTAAAGTAGAATTAAATATATGGTCAGATGTTACGTTATACGAATAGGTTACACTTTTTTGAAACACAACCCCATTTACTAATACACCACATGCTATCCAATCCCCAGGAGGGTCAATTGTGGTGTTAATGATTCCACAACTATCATTGTTGAAGTCACTATTAACAATATTAATGTAATATGTTGTTTGAGAAAATACGGGAAGCCATAAAAGACTTGCTACAGCTAATACAAATAGTTTTTTCATAGTTTTTTAGTTTAAAATTTAATATTATACATCATTTTGAATGCTTGAAAAAACAGCTCATGCTTATGCTCAGGAATATCTGTAAAATCTGCAATTATTTTAATTGGTAGTTCTCCTTGCCCTGCAATTTCTACTTCCGTCTCAATAGTAACGATAGGTTTTGAATGTTCAATAAGATTACCATTTGTAGAATAAACTGTGAGGTTTTCCATAGTTATTTAGTTTTTAGTTTCTCCATAAGTTTCGTTGTAGTAGTCCTCAAATGACTTTTGCTCCACCTTAAATTCATCACCCATATCTTCATCTCTACTACTAAACCAAGTTTCTTCGTGTTGCTCCTTCTCCATTTGCTTGGCTTGTTCAATAATACTTTTGCTATTCATTTCTTTAACATCAGTAGTATTGTTGTGTATTTTAAATAATTGCTCTACAAGATATTCAACCGCAGTTTCTTTCTTTTCCATAGTTATTTAGTTTTTAGTTTGTCCGTAAGTTTCGTTGTAAAAATCATCAAATTGTTGCTCAAAGATTTTTCTCAAACGCTCTGATTTAACACAGTGAGTTAGATACACATCTTTCATCTGCTCCTTCATCATTTGCTTGGCTTGGTTTTCAATTTCTATTTTTCTTTTATCGAAATCTAATATGCTTATTCCTTCAACATCATACTCATATTCAAGTTTATCGAGTTGTTCCACCAACCATTCAACCGCAGTTTGTTTCTTTTCCATAGTTATTTAGTTTTCATGATACAATTTGATTAAATAGCCTTGCTCATTAAAGTATAGTTTCTCCCCATTTTCAGAATAAACAGGTATATTTTTAGCAACGGTGTCTTTACCTTGCACATAATTTTTAAGAGCATCTTCAAGTGTTTTTTTCTTTTCCATAATTATTTACTTTTTAATAAAATTAAACTTCTTCCCATTAATGAATCCAAGATATAACCCACTTGGTAAATCACTAACATCAATTATTTTCTCATTCCTAACATTTTTAACTAACTTTCCATTAGATGAATATATTAACACATCACCTATTCTACTTAAAGTTATCTGTTCAGTTGCTGGGCTAGGATAAATTGTTAAAACCGTAGTAATTTCTAATTCATCTGTCCCTAGAACAAAAGTACTTGAGTCATTGCAATCATCCCCATCAGCAAAAATTACTCTTGCATATGTGGTATTTGGTACAAACGTTACTGTATCTGAGATTATAAAATCATAGACACATCCACAAGTAGTTTCAAAATGTAGAGTAAAATTGAATATGTGATTAGCAGTCATAGTAAAAGGGTATGTTACACTTTTTTTAATACCAACCCCATTTACTACTACACCACAAGCTGTATAATTAGCAGCAGGGTCAATACTCATATTTATAATTCCACAACTATCGTTGTTAAAGTCATTGTTAACTATTTCAATGTAATAGTTAGAAGTTTGAGAAAATACAGGTAAACATAAAAGGCTTACCATAGCTAGTACAAATAGTTTTTTCATAGTTATTTAGTAATTAGTGAAATTAAAATGCTTTCAACAATTTCGTTTGTTGGTTGACGCAATGCTTGAATAATTCTTTGAGAATTTAAATCGGTGTTTTCCATAGTTATTTAGTTTTAGATTAATTCAATTAGCCAAGACACTCCATAAGCTATTCCCCAAATTGTGAGTATAACAAATAGTATTTGTCCTAATGCTTCTACAGGCATTCCTTCTCTTCTGTCCATAGTTATTTATTTTTTAGTTATTACAACATTTACATTTACCTCTACCTGCATGACCTTTCATCTTCTGTTTAGGAGTCCATACAGCAACGTATAATACAAAGGACACTGGAAAGATTACTACCAGCATGAATAATAAAATATAAATCATTGTGTCTAACATAGTTGTTTAGTTTTGTTTTTATTTCTTTTACAAATATATAACTAATTCCATAATCCCCCAATACGTATTTTTACGTATTTAATTCAACAACACCCAAAACTGTAACTTTATTTGTTTTTCTTATTTCTAAAGATATTACGTTCATATTCTAAATCCCAAATCCATCTTGTTCTACAAGTCCATACCCACAATCTCACTCTCCACCACCTTCTTAACTTAACATGCCAAGTGTCGTTCTCCATTTCTTTAAGGATTCTGTCTAACGTTTTACTTCTCATATCAGTTACTTATTTAAATGATTTCTTCCAATCCATCAATTTCATCTCTCAATGTGCTAATCTTTGAATGGACATATTCCTCAAGTTCGTGAGATATCTCCAAATATTTATTTCTTAATTCGTGAAACTTTTCATCCTTAACTTCTTTGAATGATGAGTAATGTTTGAAACAGTAATGGAAACCTTCAGCCTCCATTCTATAACGAACCATTTCAAACTCTTCAAGTTGTTCATCTAAATTATTTTTCCTGTTTTCAAAACCCATTTTAATTCGTTTACCTAACTCAACATTCCACTCTTCAAATGTTAGAGTTGAGCCAGGGTTATCTTCCAAAAACTTCCAATATTGTGATTCAAGTGTTGCCATTATCTTATGATATTAATTTCCGATTCAGTTTCAATTATCACACGTGCCCCACAGGACAACAATGTCTTTTCATTACCACCATACACAACACGACTAGGTCCCAAGATTTCAACCTCGGAACAATAGGTGTTCTTTTTACCTTCTTTAATGGTTATAACAGGTTCTAACTCGTTATTCTTCTTGTTGGACCTTATCTTGTGTTGATTGACGTGGATATACTTTTTCATTGTTCCCAAACAACTTCTTCAGTTGAAAGTGGTTCAACGAATTTTCGTTTGTCTTCTTTTGGTTTAGCTCCTTTCTTCTTGTTGAAGTTAAACGATATCCAAAGACGAGCCACAACCAAGTCCAAACCAAAGTTATAGGTTGACTCTCGTTTCTTCTCACCAGTCTTTTCATCTTTATACCACACATAAGCCAAGTGTCTTGAGGTAAAGACACCAACATGACGATAATTACTTTGCTTCAAAGTATTATCCGTCCATAGAGTTTTATAATAAAACCCCACAATACATTTTCCTAATTTTACATCAAACAGTTTCATTTACTGATATAGATATTTTTATTTGTTTATTATTTTTTGTAATAACAGGGATTATGATTTCATCATTTGATTGTTCCACCTCAGGTAGAACCGTTAAACTACAACTTTCAAATCCAGTTCTTTCTTTCTCAAAATATTTTAGAGCTGTTGTAATTTCGTAAGCAATTTTCTTAACCTCAAAACAATTATCCATAATCCTTATTATTTATTCATATCACAATTGATGATGTTGTGGTTATCATCCACGAACATAGCAGTATCACCAATTTTTGGTTTCTTTTTAGTATAATAAAGAATACCATTTTGTGTAGTAACCGCATAGTATTTTCCTTTACCGTAATACTCGTCAATTTGAATATCAACGACTACCGCTGGATACATCTCTTCACTACTCAAACAGGTATCCAATGTTTGAAATTCAATTTTGTCCTCATCTTCATCACATTCATCTTCACAAGATGGTGCTTCAAACTTAGGTGTTTCTTTACTAACAGGGGTTTCTTGATACAACATCTTGGATATCATAAGTCCAAATGATGATAAGAATAATACAAGAACAACAGACGCAAGGACTGGTAAAATAACTGATTTTTTTAACATATATTTATTTATTTAATTATTAATCGTAGTTAACTAACTCTTTAACATCACACTTCCACCCAACAACAAACTTCTTTTCAGTGTCCAAATTTATGAAATAAACTTGGTCATTCAAAACACAATCTTCAACAAATTCCCAAACATAATCTTTTTCTTTCCATGTTTGTAATCTATCCATTGTGGTTTCAATAACACCCCATCGGTTCATTATTTCGTTGGTGTCCATCCAATACCACAAGAACAATCTATCTTCAAACTTATACAATGATAGGATTGGCCCATCATAATAAATTATATCCTGAACAAACTCAGAACCTGGAAATGGATGCTCTGATAATACTTCTCCGTTAATCTTTTTCATATCAATAATGTAAATCCAAATAAAGATTATCGTCATCCTTATATTTTACACAACACCAAGCCGGATGGTATTGTTCTTGTTCCGTCTCATACCAAACACTACCTTTTAATACAACACCCCAACCATTTTCCTCATAGTACCTGTCTTCCACTCGTTGTGTTAGAACCAAAGCATCATCAGGTAGTTCGGAGTGTTCCTCTAAAAACTTTTTAAGTTTACCAACGGTAAGGTAATCTTCATACTTACTTAAATCTTCAATAACTCTTACTTTACTCATAACATTAATTTTTTTCTTAATACTTTAAGTTCTTCCCTATATGGTTGAAACTCATCTTGTGTATGTGCTTTGTGTCCTTTAGACACTGCCTCTGTTATAATTGATTCTAATACAATAATCCTTGAAATGATTTCTTGTTGTGTCATTTTCTTTTTATCACCCATAGTCCAAAATCAAAACATAAAAAGTTTATACACAAGTTATATCTATTTCCGTAGCTTTTAGTTACGAAGATTGTTGGGATTAGTCCAACCTGTTTGAAGTCACTGCTCCAAGTCATATCAAAAAATGGTATTATTTTCATACAATTTTTGCATATTTGATTAGTTCATATGTCTCGGTGTAACCCATTCCATTATTGTCTTCTTCAACAATATCAAAGTCAACTTTATTACCACTATTCATTTCATCCAATTCACTATTTGGATGTACAGGTATGATTTCATTGTTTTTAGTTTCAACGAACCAACCTTTTGTTGTTTTATATACTTTACCCGTCATTATGATAGATATTTTGACATATTAATCGCCGCAGTTCTTGCGTCTTCCCAATTTTTAATCGTATGTTTACCTCTCTTGTTGAATGGTATTACCGATTTAATTCCATCATTATAAATGTGTTTTCTATCAAAATCGTCACCCTTTTTATATGACTTGATATATGTTTTCCACCACTTTGTAAATTCCTTCTCATCATAATCCTCAACAACTGGATTATATTTTTCATCAAACAATCGGTCACCAATTTTGAATAGACCTCCACCACGATGTGTGTAACCATAGTAACCTTTAATACCACCCCACCCACTCATCAATGTTTTATCAGAGTTTACAGTATTCCAAACAATAGCAACTCCGTTTGGATATTCTTCACAAACAGTCATTCCGTTTTGAAAATACCACCAAGCAGTCTCAATGTTACCAATGTATTTCCCGTCTTTAGTTAAGAAAGAATCCTCCAAAACAAATTCATCATTATCCCACTTGTGAGTTCCAATAACACCACCAGTATATTTCTCAATCAACTCAACTTTCTTGGGGTCAATATTTGAGTGACCTGTCATAACCTGATTTGGTATGAACCTAGTCACCAATTTGGTGAACCCTAAATTAAGGTGAACTTTATTTAATTGACCATTATGACTACTTGTGTAGTATGGATATTTCTCAAACTTCAATACCATTTTCCCAAGGTACGGGGTTCTGTTTTTAACTAATTTTTCAATCATATTATTCTTGTTCTATTATAACATTTCCACTTACCTCAACTAATTTACCATTATCTCGGTTTGTGAAATAATATCCATCAGAATTTTGTTCACTAATAACCTTACCTGTTGAATGGTAAGTAATTATGGTGTCAGGTCCTAATACTTTAACTGTGAACGTATCACCATATCCACCTAGTTTACTCTTTTCAGCATCGGTACAAGATACCATTGTTGCCATAATTGTTAGTGATGTGAATAACATCACCACATAAAAATTTGATTTTTTCATAATATATCTATTTGTTTATTTTCTAAATTAATTGTGATATCAAAAGGTTTTTGGTTGTGACGGTAACGCTCATCCAAGATAGATGCGTTGAAGAAGTGTGTTCCGTTCTTCTCAACATACCCATAACCTGTGTGGATATGCCCACAACTATGGATTAGTGGGTGTAATGTCTCCAATCGTTTGGTTAACATCTCACAACCCAAGTTCATATCACGACGATTGACTACAGTATCCAAGATACCCCAAGCCGGTCCGTGTGTCAATAAGATGTCGGTATCGTCAGGAATGTTTGCCCACTTCTCTTCCAACTCCTTACCATTACGTGGTAGATTGAATGCCCAATTGTAGAACTCAGGTTGCCAAGGACTACCATAGATTTTCAATCCCTCAAACTCAACGAAGTCATCAATCAAACAAACAACACCTTTGTCGTTAAACTCACGAATCATCTTCCAAGCGTCAAATGGTTTGTCCTCAATGTATCTGTCGTGATTACCAGGAATGAATACCTTCATCTTATATGGTAACTCACTGAACCATTTTAAGAAGTCATACAAATCTTCCCAATTATAACCTGAGTTCATAACGTCACCGCTATGTAAAATCAAATCACCACCATTCACAAGAACATTTCGTTCTTTAGTGTGCGTGTCTGATATTAGGGTTACTTTCAACATTTAACAAATATACGAATAAATTACTTACTTTCCAACTTTATACATATCAAAGTAGATAGTATCACCAACAGATACCTGTCTCAACGACTTCATCTCCACACCATTTTCAAGTGTGATATCATAATACAAGTTCATCTCTTCATGAACATTCTGTGGTCGGTGTCTCTCAACCTTTATAACATAATGAGCCTCACTATAATAATAACCATTTTGTTTATCATAAGACGCAATTACAATTAACGACATTACTGTTGCGACGAACACGAAGAACAATGTCCAAGGGGATATTAAAATTTTTTTCATAGTTTTATTTAGTTTTATTTTTCAGTTGTCTTTCCATCCATTTAGCACCTTGAATAAACCCCATATAATGAGAAGTTCTATTTCTTTGATTTACAGCGTAAGATTGTGCTGCATCTTCAAGTGTTTCTTCTTTATATACCAAAGCGGTACTACCTCTTGTAACAGGATTGGTTTGGTCTATTTGTCCAAATGTTTCTTTTTTCATAACTTTTTATATTCGGGTTTTAAATAATTCCATATTACTTTATCAGTACTCTTTCCATCCCACATCATAAAACATAACGCCTTTATCTTTGGGTGAGTTTCACATTCTTGTAAGTGTAAAGCAAAGTCTTTCTTTGATGGTTCAGTTTCTCTGTCCCCATACTTACCATATCTGAAATACTGATATATCTTACCAGCACGTTCTCCAAACTGATAGTGGTTATATCTTAACTCTTGAACATACATCTTTATCTTCTTATAGAATTCGTCAGGAACATCTTTCAGTATTTCCAATACATCTTTGTCCTCGCTCAACATTTCCCAAACAGAAGTAGTAGATACATTAGTCATAAGTTTATGAAGACGAAGATACTTAACACCCTTAACTTTCATTCTATCTCCATTAGAAAAACGAACAACAAATCCTTCAGCGTTTTGCTCAACTTTATCCTTCAATTCGGTATAATCCCGAATTCCATCGTATTTTTTGACAACTTTGAAACCAAGATTGTTAACCATGTTCTTAAATCTAACATCGTTACCTTCACCATGTAAATCAACCTCATACCCAGTTTCAGTATTTATCATACCAAGTAATACCAAGTCCTCATAGTCATACTTAACAACTATACGGTTATCATCATATATTATTTCAAACAGGTAAGTGTAATCTTTGTGAAGTTTCTTAAAGTCATACTTTTGTAACATGAAGAAACCTTTTAATGATTGGTCAGACGCAAATGAACCACGAGTTGCTATCACCCATTGTCCCTCATAGTTGAACAATATACCAAGTGAACCATCCATCTTTTCATAAACATCAAACTCAGAAGTCGGAGTGTGTCTTTCTTCTTCTATGTTGAAGAACTTTCTAAATGGACGAGCAACAACATTACCTTTGTTGTCAGTAACTAACCCACGAGTTTGTAAAGTAACATCATCAAAAAGACCTTCATACTGAACCTTTTCAGTGTAGTTCCATATAGTCAAAGGAAGAGTTGGATGTAATTGTTTATACACCAACCCTTCCTCAAAATATTTGTTTAGCACTTCGTTCATTTAACAAAGATACAAAACAATTAACGATTAAACAAATAATGATATGTTAAAAATAACTGACCATAATGTAACACTTGGTCAAAACCAACACTGACAAAGAAGTAATGAACTTTACCTCCCGTCCATAACTTACTATTCAGACGACTAGTAAAGTAATCGGTAATAGTGTGAACAACAAAAGTAATCATACTAAAATATAAAGTAGACCAAACAATCCATTCAGTTGTCGCACCTTGTTTCATTATACCAAAGACAAAACACATAGGTAACAACCACACCATTGAATAATTTGATGTGTGGCTTAATAAAGCAAAGTTGTTCTTACTTTTGTTTTGGGCTTGCCAGTCAGTTTGTAATACAAAGTCGGCAATCCAATGGATGAAGATAATAATAAATGAAATTAACATAATGAATTAGGTAAAAATAACAAAGTTGGATTTTTTTTCTGAATATCAACGTCAGGATATACATTACTAAATTGCGATACATCAAATCTATCGGTAATGAAATGATAACCATTTTTGGTTGGAATGATACATTTAATCTTATCTCCTTCAGGTCTAGTGATATTGATAACTTTTGTCATTCTAACCACTTCGTCTTCATCTTGAGTATCCAAATCTACAATCCACCTCTTCTCATGAGTTTTAATCTGTCCGACAACTGAGTCAAACAAATGTTTTTGGTTATGTTGTCCGTTCTTAATCTTTTCAGCCAGTCCAATCATCATTTCCAAAGACACATCCTTATGGTTTTGTTTTTGAACGTGGATATATGCCCGAGCTTTAAACATCTCACAGAGTTGTTTAATCTCATCGTATCGTTTCTCCAAGTATTCAATACTTTCAACACAATAAGTTTTAATAGTCCGAACTGATTGGTGATTGTCTCTCTCACCTTCAGGTTGGTCCTTCTTTCGTTTGAATACGTAGAGCATATAGAAGTCACCCTCGTTTTCAAAGTTCAATAATGGTTTTATTAATTCAATATTATCAATCATTGTTTGTTAAAGTTTTACTTCAAAACGGTTTTTCATTAATTCTAACTTGTCTTCAGGCACACCATGTTCATTTACACCACCATGTCTGTTCTCCACTATAAGTGAAAAAACTCTGTATCCGTATTGTTTGGCTAACTCATAGTAAGCATCCATTTCCCACTCTTGTGTAAAGGTGTTTGAAACGGCAATCTTTTGAAAATCATCTTCCATACTTTGCTCAACACGTAATTTACACCAGTTATGAGCCAGTTTTATTTTTGACCCGTCAAATTTGTATTCACCTGTTTCAGAATCAATAAAATATTGGTCAGCCTCAAATACAGGACAATCCAATGATTGTGCAAATGTGCTTTTGCCACTTCCTGGTATTCCTCTTACGATATATAATGTTTTCATAATTTTAATCTTCTAATTCTTCAGGTATATCATCAATAATATGGCGTCTCCACCATTTGTCAAATTTACTATCTTTAAACGTATCTGCCAAATAAGTTCCTAAAATTACTACTAAAAGGACACTAATACTAATAAAAAATGCCCAACAAAATATAATAACAATTGCGTGTCCCATATTAATTAATTATGTAATAAGCGGTTACTTTTCTTGGGACACCAGGATACATCACATCAATTTGTGTATGTAAATCCTTGTCCTCAGTATCTCTATTGAAATTACTATTGATTCCAAAATCAAGAATATCAAAGTGTTGGTCAACCTTTTCAATAATCTCAATTCTTTGGTCTAACGTTAATTCAACATCAAAAACTATTCTACTTGTCATACTGTGTGTGGTATTTGAACTCTGATACAATTTTGTGGTTTACCCTCATTCATCAAGAAGTTATTGATATAACCCATGATGTTAGCACTACCAATAGGATTAGCTGAGTGGGTATAAACATCAGGGAACTTAATTGGTTCTTTCTTTTTGTCGGAACGGCTCATCTCCAATCTTTCAGGGTTTAGTTTATAGAACTCATCAACCAAGAACTTCGCACCGTCGTATCCAGTCTTCTCATCAATGTTCTCATAACTCAATTTATAGTTAGGTGAAACGTTTGTGTGATACTCAGTCATAGCACTATCACCCAAGTCGTGGTCTAATGATATAACATCAACAACATTCAATCCAACCTTTTGGATTAAATCAGATAGTTCGTAAAAAGTTCTAACAACCTGCCAGTCTTTTTCAACAGGTGTTCGGATATCATCTAGATAGATTTTCATGTATTTTTATTTATCAGCGTTTAATAATCTTTCAAGGTGGTGGTCATTCGGCATATCCGACAACTGCTCACGATTTTTCATCAAAGGTAATACTTCTCTCAACAAGTTGTATGGTCGGAACTCAGGGTGTCCGTCAAACCCAACGTCCATTTTCTTTCCATTACCAAACTTTTTATTGTTTGGTAAGTGAACGTGTCCGTGAAGGTGAGGAATACCTTTATTCATTCCGTCCCAACTTTGGATTGGGTAGTGCATACATACAAACTCATGTCTCTTTACTTCGTTCTTCTTAACAGGTTCCATAACTACAAGTCGTAGGTATTCGGATACTGAACTGAAGATTGATTGTATGTCCCCTTTGTTTCTTTCAACGTGTTGGTCATGGTTACCTAATACAAGGTGAACATTCTTACACACAATTCTATCTCTGAATTGTTTAATGAACTCAAACCCACCAAAGGACCAGTCACCAAGACAAACCAATACATCATCCTGTCCAACGTTCCAATTGATACCATCAACGATAGATTGGTTCATTCGTTCAAGTGTGTCAAAGTCACGAGTTTGGTCAACAGGGATTTCGTTATCTGTTGTTCTCCAATTAGTCGTTCCTCTACAAATGTTCTTGTGATTGTAGTGCGGGTCAGAACATATCCATACGTTTGGGAATATTCCTTTTATGTCTTGTTCAATCTTTAAAATCATGGGACAAAGATATGATATTATTCTTGATTTTCAAAATAATTAATCAACATACTTGCCGTAGCATAATTACAAGAAATAGGTGTGTCGGTAACATTACATATACGAACTAACATTTGAACGTCAACTTCGTGAGGGTGAGCAGACAAAGGGTCAATGAAGAAGATGACACAATCAATCTTATCTTCAACAATCATTGCCGCAATCTGAGCATCACCACCCATCGGTCCTGACTTCAGTCTTGTAACATCCAAACCAGCAAACTCAATATGTTTACCAGTTGTTCCTGTTGCAAATATTTCAACATTATCTTTGAAGAAGTCCAACCTCTTCATGATAAAGGCAACCATGTCGGCCTTCTTATTGTCGTGAGCGATAACCGCAAACCTTAACTTATTCACCCTCATATAACTTCTTATTTTTTTGTTCAGCCCAAAGGTCAACTAAAAGGAACAATCCCCACCACTTAACATCAACATATTCTTCAATTTTAGTTCCTGTAAAAGCTGAAATCAACAATACCACAAAAAGGTAAAGAGCAACGATTAAGGGAAGTATTCCTATTATTTTTTTGAAAGTTTTCATAATATATTTTTTTAAAAAGTTACAAGAGTTCTTTATGTTTATTTTATCCTTTTAACAGGTCTTTTTCTTTCTTGATATCATAGGTATCAATTAATTTATCAATTCGTTTGTCAGTATATGAGTTGGATTCAGAAATAGAATCCGTCATACCTCTCCAAATATCTGTAATTTGTCTTTCCAATCTGTCGCTATATCCTCTAACCTCAGATTGAATGTTTTGTCTTTCATAATCAATACGACGAGTCGTATCTTCTATTTCTTGTGATATTGTTCTCACTAATCCTTGGATATCTTCTTTCAAATTTCCAATTTCTGTTTGTTGTTTACTAATCTTAACCATACCCCAAGCAATTACCCCAATGAAAATTAGAGCAACAACCGAGAGCATACCTAAAACAAAATAAGTTGTTTCCATAATATTATCTCTTTATTTATTTCAAAGAACTCTTGTAACTGATACAAATGTAAAACAAAAACCCCACCTTTTCAAGTGGGGTTTTCAACAATATTTATTTGTTTTTACTTTTTTTGAAGTTCTTTACTATACTCAGCAATAGGTACAGGTGTCCCCACAGGATAAGGAAATCCAATCTTAGCTGCCGTGATTGATGTCATACCTGTTTTAACAGGAATTGCTTTACGTAGTGGAACCGCAGCCTCGTTAAGTGGGCCATATACTTTTGCCAACACAATACCTGTAGATGTTGTATCAAAAATAATACCTGGCATTGCGAACATATTACTTTCACTTGTACTTGGTTCATCTGTATTCACAACAAAAGCTCTATTCACAGGTGTCATCATTTCCCATTCTTTAGTTGAAGGGTTAAATTGAGGAATAGTCGTAGTTGAATCATAATACCAAAATAACGACCAAACAGTATTATTGGTTCCGTCAGGACTTTGGAAGTATTCATTAACATTAAACTTTCCGTAGGTTTCACTAAAACCTTCCATCGCCAAATTGGAGATTGATGGCCCTGATAATACAGGACATATTGCACAACCCTCATCATATTCTACACCTTGAACAACAATCTTTCGTCCGGTTGGAATCGCTCCCGATGCACCACAAAAAGCAAAAGACCCATCATGTATCTTAACAATTTTATCAGATTTAATGTCTTCAGCATTTTCAGTTTTTGTACTTGTATCACAACTAAATAACATAGTTGACATAATAATACTTAAAATAATTTTTTTCATAATTTTTTAGTTTTTTATTTATAAATACACCGTTAAACAAAAACCCCACCTTTTCAAGTGGGGTTTTCAATATTAAGTTAACTTATTATACGTTTTCTTCACCTTCTTGTGTCGGTTCCTCTGTTGGGTATTCCTCAACGATTGGTTCCTCATATACTTCAGGTTCAGTATAAACAACTGGTTCTTCAACAACCACAGGAGTTTCTTCTTTAACTTGTGTAACTACAACAACTGGTGGTTGTGGTGGTCTTGGTGTTATTGGGTATTCCACAGCACTTGATAGTGATGTTCCATCTTCCTCGTCAACCTTTTGAATTAACATCTTGTCTCTGTCTTCAGAGTTGAACCAGTAATCAACAACCTTATTAAGATTACCAACAAACGCTCCAAATAATATCAATAACATTTCTTTCCAACTTTCTTCAATGGACACACCAAAAAATATTGCGGAGTTTATACCGGCAATGATAAAGAAGAATAAAAACAATACAATCATTGTTATCTTCCATCTGTTTGCCTGCATCTGTTGAAGCATGTAATAAAATCTATTTTTATCTTCAACCTTTACATACGGAGTTTCACCGAATAACATTCTTTTAAATCTACTCATTTTTTTATTTTTTTATTTATTTATCCTTGTTAGGACTTGCCCCATACTTCACCCCAAGTATTGTTCCCACGATACTGAAACTATTTGTTAATAGAATACCAAACATATTACTCCAAGTAGAGCCGATGATGTCTGTATCCATTCCTATTGACATAGAATAAACATATATACCAGTCGTAATAAATCCAACACCTATGATTACATAGAGAGCAACTCTAACAATATTATTAATCAACTCAAATTGAGTTTTCTTCTGTATTAAATCCAAATTGTTTTCCGCTTCGTTTTTAGCGTTTTCAGCAGTTATTCTTGCTTGTTCAGATTGTTTCATCGCCTCAACAAGTTCGGCACTAATCTTTTCGTTTTCTAATTTCCATTCAAGAAGTTCAGAGTTTTGACTCTCAATCTGATTGTTTTGGTTCTCCATACCTGTTAAAGTATTTTGGAGTTCCTCAAGTATTCTTTGGTTTTCTTCGTTAAGTTCAGTCAAGTCTTTGTTCTGAACCTGAACCTGTTTGGTCATCTCTAAACGTTTACGTCTAGTTGTCGTATCCTTTTCAATACAAGTTTTAAGATACTCTTTAAACTCTTGGTCATCTTCAGCATCTATTAATTTAGTAATGTTACCCTCAAGACCAATGTTCTTGGTCTTAAAGGTCTCCATTAATATCTTCTTTGTATTTTTATCTAAAACAATCATTTATAAACTTTGAAAGGGTTTGTTCTGTTCTTATATCCGTCGTAGTCTTTCTTAAACTCTTCAAGTCTTGGTTCAATGTCATCCGACTTGATAATCCAAAACTGAGCACCAGCCTGAACTGCCTTAGCCTGTTCTTCAGGTTCGTTACTTGAAGATATGATACCGATAACTACATGGTTACCATATTCAAAGTTAATCTTACGGATAAGTTCAATACCATCAAAGGATGAACCTATAATGTTTAAATCCACAAACACACATTCAGGTTTTTGTGATGTATCTTTTTGCCATCCAGCAAATAGTTTAGCAGCTTCATCCGAACTGTTCAAACTTCTTAATGACAATGTAATGTCAAGTAATGAACAAGAGTCCTCAAAAACTAGATGAAAAAGGTCTTCATCATCAACCAATAAAATTGAATCAATCATTTTTACACATATTTAAAATTTATTTTATTTTTTTTTATTTTTTGTTTAAAATTTGAATACCCTATATTAACAGATAACGCAGCATCTTTAAGAGTATCATAATAAATACCATTTTCAGTATTTAAAACTATTTTAGAATTTGGGTTATTACCTGAAGTTTTTTTACCTTTTTTTGAATTACTCATTTTAATTTTAGATTCTTCTGTAAATTTAACCCCTTTATTCCAAGTTTGTCTTCCTTTTGAATTTTCCGACATTTTTTTCTTGCTCTCCTCACTCATTTTTTTTCCTAATCTATATTGTCGTATTTTTTCACAATGTTCTTTTGTTTTTTTAACACCTTTATTAGTAATACTTTGTTTTAACCTAGATTCGTCAGTTCTTTGTTTCCCTCTATTTCCATTACCTAACAAATACCTAGTATCTTCATTAATCACCCGATTCAAAGTCCCTTCACCTCCATCAGTCATATTAGATAAAATACCAGTTTTATTATTTATTCTACCATATTTTTTTATTAGTTCTATCTCAATTTCACAAGCTTCATCCCATTCAATATTATTATGTAATATTTCAACTAAAATTTCAGTTTTATTTTTAATTCTTTCCCATATTTCATTTCTTTCAGAGAACTTATTAGCCCGATAAAAATTTAAATCACTACCAATCCCAATATAAAAAGGTTCATTAGTGTCTTTTCTAATATGTTGGTAAACGTATGCCACTTATTTTATTTTTATTTTCATTTTGGTTCCACCTTCAATTTTTTCACAACTCAATTTAAAACCATGTTCTTCTAATATCGCAACACATATATTCAACCCAAGACCCTTCTCTTCACCAGTGACATCAGCCTTCTTTGAGTATTTTGTTAAATGTTTTTCAAGTTGTTTTTGTGAGAATCCTTTACCGTTATCCTCAACTATTAAATATTCTTCTTCGTTGTATATCTTAACTTTTTTAACTTCACTATCGTTATATGATAAACCATTCTTAATTAAGTTCTCAACCGCATTACAGAATAAAGTCTCATTCACTTCCATATCACCCAAGTCAGATATCTCAACCTGTGAACTATATGAATTTGGTGAAATGTATTTCCAAATCAAATCTTTAAGATTAACCACAGATTTATTTAACACAACATTTTGTTTAACAAGATTGGTAAACTCATAAACACTCTTATAAACTTTTTGCGTATGGTTTAATCCTTCTTTAACCATCTTAAGTGCCCCTTCAATCTTTAATCTTTGGATGTCCTCAACGGTTAATCTTTTTTCTAATGATGTAATACCTCTTGGCATGTATGTGTTAATACCTGAGTGCATGTCATGTCTAATGATTCTTGCAGCGTGTTCCAAGTAACTATTCTTCTTAGCAATATCACTAATCTGTTGTTCAATCTCAACATCCTGTACTTGTATTCTCTTTCTTTGTAAGACAACCGCCAATATTAAAACAAACAGTATAACAACACCTAAAGCACCATAAAGGTATTTCTTCAAGGTCTCTCTTTGTTTTTCCAAATCAGTTTTTTCAGTCATCAAATTTCCATTCTCATCCATTAAGTCATCAGTCTCCAAAGTCAAACCGATGATATTCTTTTCTTTACTTAACGAAGTAATGGTATTTTCTTTTGATTTTATAAGTTCTTCATTTCTTATAGCTTGAGCTAATAATAAATCTCGTTCTGCGGTAAGTTTATTAATCTTGTTATCAATTTGAACTAATACATTTTTTAAATCTTCTTTAGGTAAATCAGTATACGATTTTGGTAAGTCAGTTAAAAACTGTAAGTCTTCAGCAATACTTGCTAAATCACTTTCAGACAATTTAGTTTCATCAACTGGTTCAGGTTCAGGTGGAATCCAAGTTGTAACGATTTCTTGTATATCCATAGCCGCAACTTGACTAGTATCACCATCAATCTGTAAATTATCGTTAGACCATGAAACGTCAATTCCGTCAACTAATGTATCGTTGTAATTCAAATTTTGTGAGTGTAAACCTGTCGATACGAGTGTTACTAAAATCAATAATATTATCTTTTTCATTACTTTTTTAATTCTTCTTTTAATAAACTTTTATTTTTCCAAATCCATGATTCATATCTTCGAGTTATACCATTAAAATCAAGAAACTTTAAATTGTGAAAATAATTTGTTGCTGGTGCGAACTGCATATCAAACTCTTCTCTGAATTTTTTATATTCTTCATACTCACTTTTAGTCATTTTTTCAAAAACAAGAATTTTTCCGTATTCATGAGTGTAAAGATTGTAATCATCTAAATTCACAAAATATAACTTGTTGTATGGGGGTATAGTGTATATGAACGCTCCATTTGTAGCGTATTCCCAAAGAGTCATATTCAATTCATCAGCCCATTTATATGTCGTATCTGCTACATATTTGATACTATCTAACATGTTAGGTATATTTTCAACAATGTTATTTAAACTATCTATCTTATTATTTAAGGATGTGATTTTTTTACCTTGTTCTCTAATAATCCTTCTTTGTGTTTCAATTGCTTTATTAATATCAACAGATTGTTTAACAGATAGGATAACAACAGAGTCACCTCTATAGATTGTTTGAATTGGGTATTTAATTTGACTAAACCCAAACAAAGAAATTGTTAAGAAAATAAAAGTTAGTAATGTTTTCATTTAAATTTGATTTTCATTTTAGTTCCTGTTTCATTTTTTTCACAGGTTATTTTAAATCCGTGTTCTTCTAAAATGGCAACACAGATATTCAATCCTAAACCAGTACCCGATTCTTTTTGACCTTCTTTTCTGGTGTATGGTTTTGATAAATAATTAAAATCTTCTTGGGTAATACCTCTACCATTATCCTGTATGAATATCATATCACCTTCAGAGTATATCTTAACAAACTTGGTATCTGAATCATTATATTTTAAACCATTCCTAATTAGGTTATCCAATGCTGTACAAAACAATGGTTCATTAACTTCAATCGTTGGTAGGTTATCATCCAACATAACCTGACTAATGTATGCCGTCGAGGACAAATAGTCCTTGAGAATGTCCTTGATGTTAAATTCAGTTTTATTAAGAACAACATCTTTCTTTACCAGATTGGTAAATTCATAAACACCTTTATAAACTTTCTGTGAATGCTTAAGTCCTTCCTTAATCATTTTAAGTGGTGCCTCAATTTTAAGTTTAACAATATCTTCTTGAGTTAATCTTCTCTCCAACGAGTTAACACCTCTTGGTATATAGGTATTAATACCTGAATGCATATCGTGTCTCAATATCTTAGCAGCATGTTCCAAGTATGTATTCTTTCTTTCAATCTCTTTCTTCTGTTCGTAAGAATTCGTGATATCAATAGCGATTTTCATAACACGATAAATCTTACCATCAGTATCAAAAATAGGATTGTAGGTCGCTTGTAAATAAACTAAAGACCCATCTTTTTTAACTCTAACAATTTCCCCTGAAAATAATACACCACTTCTTAATTTTTCCCAAAAAAGACAATAATCCTCACTTTTCTCATAATCATCTTCCACAAAAATTCTGTGATGTTTTCCAACTATTTCATCCTGTGATGGATATCCCATAGTTTTTATAAACAAATCATTGGCAAAAATAATATTACCTTCTAAATCAAATTCAATAACCGCATTAGATTTATTGATAGCGGTCATTCTATTAGTAAGTTCATTTTCTAATTTAATTAACTTATCTACAGATTCTTTAGATATTGAATTTTTATTAGATTTGATAAAGTCTTTAATCATTAATATTGATATAGGAATTAACAAAATAAAACAAATGTATTCAATACCACGTGTAACTCTTGTTGATTCCTGTATTTCAAGTAAAACAGATGTTTTAACCAAAAAGAATACAGACATTATTAAAATAGAAAAAAGTAAATAGATTTTTGTATTTTTCGTCATATTTCATAAATACCTTTATTAAATAAAAAAACCCCTCAAAGTGAGGGGTTTTAACATTAGTTGGTTATGAACTACTTACCAACTTCTTCAAAATCTACATCAGATACTTCAGAATCATCAGTCATGGTTTCATTCATATCAGACGATTGACTATAAAGATTTGCGGTAATCCCTTGAAACACGTTATTAATGTTCTCAATTCCTTCCTTAATCTTCTCAATGTCCTTTGATGAATGAGCAGATTTCAATTCTTCAAGAGCAGTTGTTACCTCTGACTTTTGTTCTTCCGTGATTTTATCTTCA